CTGTTGAAATAGCAGGGATTATTATCTATCCAGACTTTGCATATAAGATGATTTACCTTGTCTGTATTATACCACTGGAGCTTATTCTCCTAGCTTCACATCACAGCCACCTAATGATTTGGCTCCAGGCAACACCACTAGTGCAAACGGTGGTACGTTGTATCCTGCTAATCTTGACATGATCAATCTTCCGTATTCATCTGCTCAACTTAGCAACCCTGTGACAGGAACTACGACAGCAATATCTGGCCGTATTGTGTCAAGTTCACTCAGGGTTTTTTATACTGGCACTACTCTTAACGAGGCAGGGCAGTATTTTGGGTACAGTGATCCTGAGGGTACAAATGTGTTGGGGGGGGCACACACAACCATTTCAGCAGGTACTGGTTACACAACTGGAGCATTAGGACAAAAAGATGCTACAGAGATCATTAAGGTGACCAAGAATGCGGAAATGAGGCTGATTCGTCTTGGAGTAGATCCAAACATGGATGATTATCCCAGAGCCAACAACACGACGGCTCGTAAGAATTATCCATTTTGTGCAGGTGAGGTTTATACACTAGCCGGAGTCTCCGATTATGGTGCAGCAAATGCTGTCGTCATGATTACGGGGATTGCGCTACAACCTTTCTACTTTGAAATGATAACCCACGCGGAGTACATTGGGCCTGGTGTGACACAAGGTTTACTGAGTGAAACTAATAGCGATGCTGTTGGTTACGACGCGGTAAAGAATGTGTTGAACCACGCTCAAAGGGAGGTTGCCACGAATCCACGTCTGACATTTGAGAAGTGTCTGGATCAAGAGATGAAGAGACAAGGCATCTCCATGGGGAATGGACAGCGTAGTGTGGACTACTAGGGGGGGTGGGTAGATGATTGCGTGTCATCTATCCTCGGTAGCTCGGAACCGGAAGTGGAGCTTTTCTTTGTTTTTCTTAAAAAACAAAGCCTAATGATGGACATCATTGAGTTTTTATCTGTAGTTGAGTTCCGAGAACAACTGTTGATGAGAACAAAGTTAGCTGTAATGCTGACATTCGGTGTCGTACAGGACTGGGTGATCTTCTTGTATGATTGTGTGGTTTGTGGAATGGGGATGTGCTTGTTGGGTTGGATTTGTTCTCTTATTGTTCGTAGTGGATATAGAGTTAACCAGCTTAACGGGAATAACGGTGAGGCTACCAATGGCGATGATTTAGATCGTGGTCAGTTGGACAACGCTGCACAGTTTCCACCTCTGGACACAAAGGACAAAAGGTCATCGCGGGGACAACACCATAGCAAGAAGAGGGCTATTGGTCGTGAAGGCTCAAACAATGAGAACGCGGGTAGACGTATGTCTGACAAGGGAAAAGGCGATAAAAAAGAGCCAATCCAAGTCAAAAAAGAACGTCCATCTGAGAAAGTCATTTGTATGGGGATTGAGGAACCTTTTGGTTGGGATGGTAAAGAGTGCTATTTCAAAAGAGGCTTCAATGACTGCACGAACAAAGGCGGGAAAGTCTTCAAGCGCTTATGTGCTAACTCGCTTTTAAACAAGGTTAAAACGTCCGGGTTGGGTTTCATTGAGGTCTTCACAGATGTCAATGAAACTGATGATTTACGTTTGGTGACAGTTCTCAAATCTCCTTGGTCTCACGAGCGTGTAGACACTACTTTCGTCCACGAAGGTATGAGGTTTGAGCCATCGCTATACTACGTGTTTCAACCAGCACTAGAGATGCTAAAGAAGAAGTTTTCCTCAACTCTAATCAGTGAGAGTATGGTGAACGGAATGTTAGCGGCTCTAAACCGGGAGTTTGTGACACCAGATGAAATGTGTCTATTGCCGACTATTAGTTACTATGTACATGCAAGTCACAAGAAGAATTTCTTGATCAGCAGAACAAATGTTAGTAGAACTAAGGTTGTTACAATGGATCGTGAGTCTGAGAAGTACATGTCTGTATTGAACCTCGCTAGAAACAATGAGTGTGTGGTTCGGTTTGACAGCATTGATTGCAGTGTGAAGGACAAGTACCCAGGCCGGGATGATTGTCTAGTTACACGCTTCAATGATGGTGAACGAACCTGTTGGTCAGGGAATATTGAGACTCAATATTCCGCTGATGACCCAACATCATACCCACATTTCTTGTATAGTGAGGAAGATGCTAATAGTGGTAAGTATTATAGGAGTCAGTTTCTTAGTTTTGATTCCAATGATACTCAACCATTTGTAACATACTCTGTGAATGCTCACAACGCCAGCAAAGCCCTTAAGAGAATGGCTGGAGCTCGTGAGACTCACAAGTATGACCACTATTTGTCATCTTTACAATACAGTGCGTTTGCCGAAGTGCTGAATCGAAGTTATGGTGGGAAAGAGTTTTATGATTCTAACCGTGATTTCTTCAGCATCGGCAGACTTGAACCTCGTTTTAAGAATGATTTGTTTTCCAAATGGATTGTTGGTCCACATAAGTGGGATAAACAACTCCTAGTCGAATCAGAAGTCTTATTCGAGGATACACTCAACAGGCGTGTTACTTACCTTGATCCTTACCAGGAGAGACCCAAGGCAGGTGTTGTTCCCGTTTTTAACTCTACCCAGGAGTTATTAAGACGGATGGAAATAGAAGGAATGGGTGTTAATGAAAAACTTTATTCAGGAGAGTTAGCATTTAACACGTATTCTGCATGGGCCAGTAGTCTCTACGCAACAGAATGGGATGATGCGGCTGAGATGAGGGATTGGATGCACTGGGAACATGATGGACTCCCAGTATACCAAGGCGGAGCTTATGAACTTAATTTGGTTCATGAGCGAATGGCAGTTGGCTTTGCAACTCTGAATGGTAACCACCGTTTGGGCAAAGTTCAAGCTTACGCTGAGGATCATCCAAATTGGATCTATCTATAGGGGTGGCAGAGGTACCTGACATTCCTTGATTGTGAATCAGACCGTTCTTGGCATGCAAGCATCTCGCATGTCAAGAAGAAATTGAGAGAGATGTTCGTTAGTTCTGAGGTTGTACATACTCCTACAGACATCATGGTGAAAGCTGTGAACGCTAAGGTGAAGAAAGAATTTGCTAAATATGGCAAGGTTCCACGCCTTTTCGTCACCTATGATGCTGGTTGTATGTATGCCAACGAGCTTCCAGAGTATTCCAAGATTTGTCTTGATGGCACTTACTCAGGTGTGTGCAATGGTGTAACCACGGAGGTTTGCATCTTTGCGAAACCTGGGTCTAATAAGCTAAAAACCGAGCTTACAAATGCGGTTTCAGCAATGGGAAGGAAAAACTTCTTAAACATTCTAATCTATTCAGACGACAGCGTCTGGTCAGGGAATGTTAATGGAGTTGACTTCGCATTCAACGTGGATATATCATCGTGTGATTCCGGCAATAAAGCTGGGGTTTTCGGGTTGGTATACATTTTACTGAGTAACTTCAGACAGGATCTTGCGTTGGGTCTTGTCTCTCAGTGCGCAAAAACTATACATTTGGTGAATCCCGAATGTAAGGAAGAGCGTATGGAAGTTGAGATGGCTACCTACTTCGAGGGTAGCGGCACTGTGTTGACCACAATTTTAAATCATGTAGCGATGTACATGGTAGGTCAGGTCGCCACGGTGTTATTTGGGCAAAGACGTCAGTTATTGAGAGATTGGACTGATGTTAAGAAGCTTATTATGGAGTGCGGTGTGCTCTTCGGACATGTCTTGTCTGTTGAGGAGTGCATTGAAGGCTCTAGTTTCTGTCCTGAGAAGATTCAATTTCTCAAACGGTCGCCCATTATGACCGTAGAT